TTTTCATAGTTGTAATGTTTAAATGTTTCTGTAAATATATATATAAATACAATACAAATTACAAAACACATTAAAAAACTTTAAAAAAAGTTACTTCTACCTCTGTAAAAAAAAATTAAAATAAATGTGTAAACCTAGCAACTTGACCAAATTGCTTAGAAAATAAAACAGATTCTATACCTTGATTATTAGAAGAAGTATAACCCATCTTATTGTGCCACCTATCGCTTGGTGATGGACTGCGAAAACTTTCCAAAGAAACTCCAACATAATCTTTAGCTACTTTGTGGTGTACGTGGTGTGTGAACATATATCTATACTTGCACTTGCTCCAGTCTTTACACTCATCAGCCATTAATAAAGGTAGTAAATCCCATTTTGCACCATCACCGTGAGTACTGCCAATAAGTGAATTAAAGTATTTATAGTATTTCCTGTATTGCAAACTAATATCAAAGCTAATATTCTTGTTGTTTTTAAAATATGTAGCTATTACATCTGCTAACATAAAACCAGTTAAGTAATCGTGGTTGCTGCTATTGTACATTATATGAATGTCAGGATAAAAAGCTAACAGCATTTCAATAATATTAATATACAACCTTTTAGCTATGTGAAAATGCTCATAAAACATACCATCTACATCTTGCTCTGTGCCTCTTGTCGTTTTATTACTGAAGCTATCTATATGCATACAGTCATTACCAATAACTAAAACAATCTTATCAATGTTAAAACCTCTGCTTTTATCTAAGCAACCTTGAACACCTTCCATTGTTCTTATTACTGCTTTCTGTTTGTTGTATTCTTCACCACTAACAAAGCTTTTACATAGCTTACCAATGTGTACATCCGCTGGTGATATTAACAAACAATGTCCATCTTTTACTTTAGGCTTTTCTATGTACTTAAAATCAGGAGCATAGTCTTGTAACTCCTTAATTAAATCTTCTTTAAATTGTTTTAAATCTTTAGTTTTAAAGCTTTGATTCTTAAAGTATAAACTAGCAGTTTTTGATTTTATCCAACCACTATGAATATCGTTAGGGTTTAAGCCTTCTTGCTGTGCTTCTTCTTTTATTCTACGGTATTGCAAAAGAACATCTGCTTCATCAGGCTTTAGTCTGAATCTAGGGTTAGATTTTTTTTCTTTATATCTATTGTTATGGTCTTTATTTACACCTCTATCCTTCACTTTATTAGCCTTTTATATATTACTAATAATATAAATAAAGCAATGCCTATATAAATTAGTGTTTGATACTTCTCCCACCAGTCAAGCTCCTTGTAAACGACTTTCTCAATCGGAACAATTTTCTCCTGTATAATCGTATCCCCAAAGCATATATATTCGTGGTGTATTTCTCTGGTAAGTGTGTCATAAAAGTATTTTAAAAAAACTTTTTCGCTATTTATTACAGTATCGTGTGTAGAAACTTTAAATATTGTAGTTGTATCGTGTTCAATAGTAGGCACTATAATAGTATCAACTATTTTAATAGTGTCTAATTCTACTAAATCAGGAAACTTTTTAATTAACCTATTCATTCTTTTTTGAGGTGAACAGGCAACTAATAAAAGTATTAATATACTACTCTTTAGGAAGTGCAATTAAGCTATCTTTTGACCTTAAAAATAAAAGACCAACAGCTAACCAACCACTAAGCTCTTGAGCTGTTTGCTTTTCTAAGAATATCACAACACCACAAAATACTATAATTAATACACCTAGTATTGTGGTTACATAGTTTGAAATTAATCTATTTTTCATCTTTCTTTTTAGTTTTAGTTTTAGTTTTTTCATACTTATATCCCTGCGGTTGGAGACTTTCATACTCTGTGCCAGAATTGTAACAAGGGCAAGCTTTATTAGCAAATTCAAAATGGCTATGAATTGTAGCATTTGGGTAGATGTGTGTTAAAGTTTTTAATATTTTAATTAATGCTTTTTTTTGTGCTTCTGTTCTAGTGTCTTTAGCTCTTTTCTTTTCACTCAATCCACCGATATAACAAATTCCAATAGAATGTTCATTTTCTCCTTTAGTATGAGCTCCAGCTCTGTTTATTGGTCTGCCATATTCTATTGCTCCATCAAGTCCTATTACATAGTGATAACCAATATCACTCCAACCTCTACCTTGCACGTGCCACCTTTTAATAGTTGCTGCTGAAACATTAACACCTTCTTTTGTTGCTGAACAATGAATAATAATTTTATTTATTTCTCTCATAACTTATGTTTTATTTACCTAAAAATAGACCTTCAATAAAAGTACCAATACCCACAAAGAAAGTACCTAGAGCTGCCCAAAACTTTTGTTCTAAGCTTCTGATTCTCTTTTCTTGGTCTCTTGTTTTCTCATCAATGTTATTGAGCTTAGTTTGTATTTCTACTTGTCCTTGTATTAATTTGTCTATCTTCTCTTCCATAACTTATTTTTTACCTTGCCCAATGTATTTTTTCTTATAGTTTTTACTCTTTTTATGGCTACTTGCCTTAGTTTTAGAGTGCGTTCCTTTTCTCTTTTTATTAACTTTTTCTGCCTTTGCTGAAGTGTATGCTTTTCTCATTTCTTAGTTTCTTCTTCAATTGGTTCTTCTGCTGTCCATTCAGGCGTTGACATTAATTCTAAAGCTTCAGCGTGTGTTAAAACTTGTGAAGGTGTTACACTACCATCTTTAATAAAAGTAGGCTCTGCATTGTATTTAATTACAAATAAAGTATCGTCTAAACTTCTTCTAATTGTTGATGCAGAACTTTCACCAACTTGGCTAAAGTCAATGTTTTGTAAATCTGTTGCTATGTTGCAAATAGAATATACTAAATGATTAAATCTTGCTTCCATTTTTTTTGTATTAACTTGGTATGTCTGTTACTCTGTCTGCTTCTACCATATTGCTGCTTTCTGCATTTGTGCCACCACTTCCTTGGTCTACTAGTGTCCATTTTGAACCATCCCAAGTAGCTGCATCCCCCATTCTTAACCATAATGTAGGACTTAAAGTCGATAAATTATTAGGTACTCCTGAATTATATATTGTGCTAACGTTTGCTGATTGGTCAGTGTTAAAAATAGCAACTTCATCAACTTTTGAATTAATGAAACTTGAATTGTTAAATTTACCAATACTATCAATAGTAGCAGTATTTGAATTTGTTACAGAAGAACCAAAAGAAGCACCATTTCTAAAAGCAGTTATATTATTACTGCTATCTCTTATTATTAAGATATGTTGCCATACATTTAAAACAAAAACATTTCCACCAGTTTCTGTAAGAAAAACAGTTGAACCTCCTATTTTCATCTGTAATTTATTTGTTCCACTTGTACCAATTTTATTTTGGTTACTAGTTGCAGTACTAAAAATTAAACAATTTGAACCTGTTACACTTACAGGTTTAATCCAAGCAGAAAGAGTAAAAACTCCAGACAATGAAATTGATGAGCTTATTGTCAAGAAATCATCCACTCCATCAAAATCCATAGAATATACATTGCTATATGGTGCAGATGTCACTGATAAATTAAAATTAGAACTAACACCACCAACAGTATATGTAACAACGTGTGCTGCAATTGTTGAAGCACTTAAATCTATCTCACCTGTTGAAGTTGAAACAAACACCAAACCACTTGTACCACTAAATGTACCACCAGCAGTTCCTGTTATTGTTGGAGTTGGGTCTGCATCTGCTTGTGTAAATGTACTTGCTGAATAACTAAATGCAGCACTTGTACCAATTAGTGCAGTATCACCACTTGCGCTATCTTCATAAACAGAACCAGCATCAATACTGTTAGTAGCTAATTTACCCCATCCATTTGTGTTGTTAATTACTCCTTGTCCCCATCCATTTGTTACTGCCATTGCTTCTAATTTTTAAATTACCCATCCACCAAAATCTGCTGTATAATCAGGGCTTACATCATCATTACTATTACTTGTGTATTCAGGAAAAGTTGTTTGATTAAAACTCATATAATCAATAAACCTTCTAGTGTAGTGCTGTGCTGTATCTCTAGCTTTTTCAATTAAACTATCTACTCTTTCCTTGTCTAATACTGTGCTGTTCTCAGGTTGTGTAGAAAATATACCACTATTAGTAATGTTAATTCCAGCATAGGGTAAATACTCTACCATTGCCCAATATATAAGCATATCTTTACAATAATCTTTTACTAAATTAAAGTAATTAGGGTTATCTACTAAAGTTAGTGTTCCAGCAGTAATTAGAGATTCAATTTTTTTGTATAAATCAGTTCCTAAATAGTTCTGCATATGTATATCCTGAGCAATACGTATATAGGGTAGAAACTTATCTACATCTAAATTCCCATTTGCAGAAGTGAAAGTTACTAAATCTTGTCTTGTTATGAATAGTGCTTTTGCCATTATCTTGCGTCTTTTGGTCGTTTTGGGTTATTAGGACTGAAACCTTTTAAAGGCATATCATTAGGAGCAACAGGTACTTTTTGGTCATTAACTGGTGCAACAAAACCTTTACTTCTAGCTTTAGTAGAAGTAATTTCATTTTGAACACCATCTTTAAGCATATAAGTTTTTCTAAACCATTTGTGACGGCATCTTGGTCCACCTTTATAAAGCCATATACTATAATTATCAGCTCCAAACTCTCCAAATCCAGGATTTACTGCCTTGCTTCCCATCATTATAATATCCTCTTTTCTATATACTTTGTCTGCTGCTATCATTTTTTGACAAAACTCCCTAGATTTACCACTTACTCTTTTAGGTGCATAAGTGTATCTTACTTTAAATAAAACACCCTTTTGGCTTTCTTGCTTTGAAGTACCATCTTGCTCACTCTTTGCCCTTGGTCTTGCTACTCCTGTACTTGCTAGATTTAGCATTTTATCTAAGCTTTCTTCAGTATTATAATCAACCTCTCTTTCATCTACTATATCATAGTTTTCTAAATCTTCATCTTCACCTAAAGCTATTAATTCATCTGCAATGCTGTTCAGTACTTTGTCATCTATGTTATGGAAACAATGTCTAGTAGCTTCTAACAAATCTGCTTCTTCATTTTCTTGTTTAATACCAGTTTCTTCTTCTATTGTTTCAGCATCTAAATCATCATCTAAGTCCATAAACTCTAAAGGCTCAATAGTCTTAAAATACAAGTTTAAACTAATGTTATTTACTGCAAACAACTCATCTAAAGCATCTATTATTAAATCTTGATAAGGCTTTATAACTACATTGTTAAACAACAAACTAGCATTTTTAATTTCATCAGCGTTAGAACCAAGACCACCGTTACCATCTCTTAAACCTAACAATAAAGGGCTAGTTACTCTATGTGTTAACATTATCTTCTTTTGACACTCACTACTTAAATACTCATAATGAGCTGGAGCATCATTTAAAGGTACATCATCAATAGTAGTTTTACTTTCTTGGTTGTTGTTAAAAGCAATTATAACTTTTTCGCCATAGCTGCCTGTAAGCTTTGAAAGTACTTGGCTTTTTATTTGTTCCTGTTTCTCCCTATCAGGGACTCCATTGTTAAAGTTCACAATTTTAGTACCTGAAAATGAGCATTGAGCATCATTTATTAAGTAGTCTGCTATTTCTCTTTCTAATACTGCATAGCTTGTTTGATAGTCCGCTGGTGAGTAGTAGAAATACCCACTAACATATCTACGAACAATAAATATTTCATTCTTTGCACCACTACCAAAAACAGGAAACTTCTTTAATACTGTTTGCTTTGTTACTTTACTCCAATCAGCACTGTATAAATAGTTTTTTATTTTACCATCTTCACCACATTTTTCTGCTCTTAATGTTTCTCTTGGAAAGTGTGTAATACTAGCAATTTGATTGCCTTTGTAAGTTACCTGAAATGCACCTTCACCTAGTAGCTTTAAATCTTGGCATACCCTTCTTAGTTCTTTAGGCTTTAACAAGCTTTTCATTTGAGCATATTGTTCAGGCTTTCTACTACTATCTGTAGCATCTATACCTTTGCCATAGATTTGATTAACAACACCATTAATAACAGCATTATTAGTAGTGCTATCCATAAAAGCATCTATAAGATTCTGATAGTAATCATTGTTATCACCTATTCCAACCCACTGTTGATTCTTTTCCTCAGTTATAGTAGGTCTTTCATAGCTGTTAAGTTGTATTAAATGTATGTTATCCATTATGCAAAAATATATTCATTATCACCTGTTGAGCTTTCAGTATAAACATTGTCACTTATACTAAATGTACTAACTGTTTGGTCTGTTGCAAATATCTTATCCCTAAATACTAAAGTGTTATCAGTAGTATTTCTAACTTCATAGGTGTAAAAATTAGCTTCTGTAAGAGCTTGAGTAGTACTATAAGTGTAATAATAGTCAACTTCTGAAAAAGTTGCGTTAGAATCAGTAAAAATAACTTTATTTTGTTCCTCTGATTTTATCACTAATGAGTATGTTTTACTACCTGAAATTTCCTCTCTTGGTACAAAGTTAATAATTCTAGTCCCTGTTGTTGTAATTACTTGCATCTTTTTTTTAAAATAAAAAAGGGAAGGCTATTTTTCCAACCTTCCCCTTCTAAACTAAACATTATATATATTGAATCACACTAAACTATGAATTTGTGCCTTGTACTATTGTGAAGGTTCCAGACATTCCAGCAAATGGGTCTCCAGCTACAGCACTCTCTATAAAGTTTGCAGGTAGCTTTTCAGTAGCTACAAGGGTTAGACTATAACCACTCATATCGCCCATCGCTGCACCAGTTACTATTGTACCACCACTTA